GACGGGGTTCATCCAGTCTGGGGGATTCCCGGGGGCGTGGGAGTGTATTGAGATTCCGGCATTGATTGATGATGCCTACGTGTCCCGTTTGCCGGAGCACGTGCAAGGGCAGGTGGTGCGTGATGTGCAGGACCAGGACGGACGCTATAGCTACTGGCCGTACAAAGAACCGTTAGCCGAGTTGCTGGCGTTGGAAGCCACGGATCGCTATGTGTTCAGCGGTCAATATCAGCAGCGGCCCAGTCCGCTGGGCGGTGGGATCATCAAGGGTGATCAATTCGGGCGCTATACGGTGCTGCCGCGCCTTCTTTCGCGCACGGTGTATGGCGATACGGCGCAGAAGACGGCTGAGCGTAATGATTACAGCGTGTTCCAACTGTGGGGCTTGGGTGAGGACAAGCGTATTTATTTGTTGGACATGATTCGCGGCAAGTGGGAAGCGCCGGAACTCAAGCGGCGGGCGATTGATTTTTGGAATGCGCATCGCGCCTACGACCATAAGGTTTCAGCGCCGATCCGGCAGATGAAGATTGAGGACAAGTCTAGCGGCACGGGCTTAATTCAGGACATTGCTAGAGGTGGTTCCGGTCAGGGGCGGATTCCGGTGACTGGGATTGCACGGGTGACCGACAAGCTCACGCGGGTGATGGATGTGGTGTCTTACATTGAGGCGGGGTGGGTGGTGATTCCAGCGCAGGCGGGGTGGGTGAAAGATTTTGTGGCTGAGTGTGAAGCGTTTACCGCCGATGGCACGCATGCGCACGATGATCAGATTGATCCGATGGTGGATGCAATCAATGATTTGCTGGCGAATCCGTCCAGTGATTGGAGTCGCTGGGTGTGAGTGGCCGCAATCGCAACACGCGTGCCACGCGCTCCAGACCGGGGGCGGCGCCTCAGCATGTCGTGGACACCTTGCAGAACCTGGTGGCCGGACTGGGCGATCAGCGCGACAAGATGAGCTATGGGCGGTACCTGCTGCCCCGGGTGATTGATCGTGTGGAACTGGAGGCGATGTACCGGACCAACTGGCTGGCGCGCAAGGTGGTAGATATTCCAGCGACCGACATGACACGGGAATGGGTCACGTTGCAGACCTGCATGCAGGCCGATGCGCTGGAGCCGATGTATCGATTGGAACAGGCGTTGAACGTGCGCGCCAAGGTGCGCGATGCCTTGGCTTGGGCCCGGTTGTACGGAGGGGCGGTGCTGTTTATCAATGTGCATGGGCAAGACCCGTCCTTGCCGTTTGATCCGGCCTCGGTCATGCCGGGGACCCGGCTATCGCTGACGGTGTTGGATCGCTGGCGGGTGGCGCTGGGCAGTGGTCAGATGGACCAGGACCCCTTGAGTGAGACCTATGGGCAACCGCGCTGTTATCAGATTGCCGGATCGGTGGAGCGGGTGGACCATTCCCGAATGATTGCCTTTTCTGGCGCGGAACTGCCTTGGGAGGCATTCAGAGGCAACGGCTACTGGCATGACTCGGTATTGCAGGCCATGTACAACGCGCTGAGCCGCTATGACACGGCGACCCAGGGCACGGCGTCGATGTTTTTTGAGGCGGTGGTGGATGTGTTGCGGATCTCTGGACTCAGCGACACGCTCTCCTCCGACCAAGGGACGCAAGAGATACACAAGCGGTTTCAGTTAGCGGCCATGATGAAATCGTTCAATCGGATGCTGCTGCTGGATGCTAAGGATGAATACACCCAAAAAACGAATCACTTTGCGGGTGTGAAGGAGGTGATTGAGCAATTCATGATGGATATTTCCGGGGCGGCGGATATTCCGGCAACCCGGTTGTTCGGTCAGTCCCCCAAAGGCATGAACGCCACCGGTGATAGTGATATTCGCAATTATTACGACCGGATCAAGGCGCAGCAGGAGGACGAGCTGCGGCCTGTGCTGAGGGTGTTGTACGCCGTGCTGTTTCGGGCCTCTGTGGGGGAGTGTCCGCAGGATTTAGAGATTCAGTTCAATTCGCTATGGCAGATGAGCGAGACAGAACGGGCAACCATTGAGAAGCTGCGCGCCGAGCGTGATCAGATTTACTTGACGCATGGAGTCATCGGTCCAGAGGTGCCCTGTGCCGAGCTGCTGGAACAAAAGACGTACTCAAAGCTCACCGAACGCGATGTGAGGCTGGCGGCGGAACTGTCTCAGGCGATGGAGGTTCCAGATGTTGACATTACCGGACCTACTGCGCTTGCAGGGACGCCGGATCAGGCAGCGGCAGTTACGCCCGCCGCGCCCCAGCCGCCACGCTGAGGCTACGTACAGGAATGAACTGCTGGCCTTGGTGCGGGTGCTGCACCAGGCGGTGCGGGAGGAGGTGCTGCCGGTGCTCCACGCATCGCCGCCCCACATGACACGTGATGCGCCTGACGGCAGCGCCCCACAGGGCTATCTGGCCTCCCAGTTCATGCAGGCCATGGAAGCGGCCTTGCGGCGGGCGGCGTTACGCTGTGGTGGCTTACCTCAATGGGCTGAGCGGATGGCCGCCCAGCAGGTGCAACGTGTGGATCGTCAGGTGGTACAGACGATTGGGAGTACGGTGCGTAGCGCCTTCGGGATCGACATCACGTCATGGATGCTGGCCCAGGAGGTGCGCACGCAGATACACGCGGCCCGTGCCGTCAATGTCCAGTTGATCACCTCCATGCAGCGACAGTATTTCGACAAGATCGGTACCGCTGTGTTGCAAGGCGTCATGCAGGGCAAACGCGCCAGCGCACTGGCCAAGGAGATGGAACAGATCACCGATGCCACGGCATCACGGGCGAAGTTTATTGCACGGGATCAGACATCAAAAATGAATGCGGCGTTGAATGAAATCCGGCAAGTGGGGTTGGGTATTACGACCTACACCTGGCAGACCAGCGGGGATGAACGGGTGCGTGAGGATCATGCGGCCCATGACGGGACAGTGTTCCGCTGGAGCGATCCCCCCGCGACGGGGCATCCGGGACAGGACTACAACTGCCGCTGTGTGGCGATTCCGAACGTGACGCTGGAAGGCCCTTGATGATCACCCTAGATGTCCAACTGACCCAACGTCGCAAGACGCCGGAAGGGTATCTGATCGTGCCTGCCCGATTTGCGCGCATCGGCATCCAGCACTATGCCGCCCACGAATTAGGGTTGAGCGATGCCGATCCCCAGCGGGTGATTCGCGTCTACCGCCCCCCTGAAGAAGTGTTTGCTGCCGAGGCCATCGCCAGCTTTGATGGTCGCCCGATTACCGATGAGCATCCGGATGAGGAGGTGACCGCCGAGAACTGGCGCGCCCATGCGGTGGGCTTTGCCCGCAATCCACGGCGCGAAGGGGAGTATCTGGTGGCCGATCTCACGATTACCGATGGGGCGACCATCGAAAAGATTGAAGCTGGCAAACAAGAACTCTCCGGCGGCTACAGCGCCGAGTACGACTGGACCCCGGGCTGGACCCCGGAGGGCGACGCCTACGAGGTGAAACAGATTCGGATTCGTGGCAACCACATTGCCGCCGTTGCGGCGGGCCGTGCTGGACCCCAGTGCCGCGTGGCCGATCGCGACATAGCCTTACCCCCACCCTTTGGAGAACACCCCATGACCAAGCGCCGCATTAGTGTCGACGGTATCAGCCTGGAACTTGAAGAGACGGAAGCCAGCGCGGTTGAACACCTGGCGACCAAGCTCAAGACGGCCACCGAGAAAGTGGATGCCCTGGAAGAGGATCTGCACACCGCCCAGGCCCCCATCAAACTGGACAGCGGCGAGTCCCTGACCAAGGAGCAATTGGTGGCCAAGATTGCGGAGCTGTCCAAGCAATTGGCGGGGCTGGAAGCGGCCCGCGCTGCGGACGAAGACCCGCAGCAGCGGGATGAAGCGATTGCAGCCATGTCCCGGCAGATCGGCGATGCCCAGCGGCTGGTGCCGGGCCTGGTGACCGATGGCAAGCCATGCAGCGCGATCCGCCGTGACGTAGTGAGCCGTCTGCACCCCACGCATACGGCCATGATTGACACCTTACTGCACGGGGTCCGGGTGGCCGATGCCGCCCAGACGGCGGTGGACCTGGCGTTTCACGTTCTGGCGTCCGCGCCTGTGACGGCCTCGGCAGGGCTGGCTGCTGAGGCGGTGAACGAGGCGTTACGGCGTCAGGTCGTCAAAACATCGGATACCGACCTGGACCCGCGAGCGGCGTATATCCAGCAGCTCACCCATACCACCTAGAACACTTCAGCACCCGAAGGAACACGTATGTCCGGAATTGATCTATCCACCTATGGTGGGCGCTTACTTGATCTTGGCGTTGCGGGGCAAGTCATCGACTTGAACACCAGCCGCCTGTACAGCTACAAGAACCAGGGCCAGACGCCCATTGATTTTGGCCTGTTTGTGGCACGCGGCCCCAAAGACGCCACCTGCAAAGCCCCCGATAGCGCAGACGCCGCCATCCTGGGGATCAGTGTCCGCCATGTCACGATGGTGGCTGATGAGGCCGGACAGGTCCGCTATGCCCCCCATGCGATGGTGCCGGTGTTGGAGATCGGTCGCATCTGGGTGATCTGCGAGGATGGCTGCCGCCCGGATGATCCGGTGTTGATCCGCATTGCGGGAACGGGGGCCTTGGGCGCGGCCCGATCCGCCGCCATCGCTTCAGAAACCATTCCTTACCCACAGGCGCGCTGGGACAGCACCACCGCCCCCGGAGCGCTGGGCGTGATCCGCATTCTTAACTAAGGGACCTGCATGAACATGATTGACATACGCCGCCGTCAGATGGCCGATGCGTTGACCCCGATGTTGCTGACCGATGCGCGGTATCAGACCTCTGATGCCACCCAGGCGCTGGCGTTTTTGGTGTCGCAACTGACCCATGTTGAATCGACGATCTACGCCCGCCAGCGCCAAGGCATCCAGTACCGGGATTTGGTGCCCATCAGCACCGAAGCGGGCGAGTACGCCACCTCGGTGACCTATCAGATGTACGACTATTCCGGACGCGGCAAGCGGCATTCTGGACGGGGCGAAGATATTCCGACGG